GCCGTGTGTAGTTGTTTCGTGTGGCATTTTGTTGCCTGATGCAAAGCCTGATCATGTTGTACTTGTACAGTCGTTGAATAGTTACGAGCAAGTTGATTGCGTTTTATCTATTCCAGTTGCGATGGTTCAATCAATGAGAGTTCTGGGCAGTGGACTGGATGCGTCAGAACATCTAGGGTGACTTTGTTGCACGATGTTCTCCTTCTCCGTTGTGCAACAAATTGGTTGAGTAACCTCGCCTCCTAGTACGAGGTGGGGTTACTCCCAAAAAGTGCTGAAAATATTTTTCAGATTTTTTTTAACCGTGTAACCGTAAGGTCAATTTTTCTGTTTTGCGTACTTTTTGATTTCATCTGATTTGCAACATGGTAAAATGTATGTATCAGGTACAAATCTGATTGATTCAAGAGGAGGATCAAAATGGTTAAGCAGGTCAGATGGAAGTGTGCAATCTGTGATCATGGATTACTTGCGCCAACGAAACCACGAAAGAATGATGTGCGCAGATATTGTCTGCCGTGTTCATCTAAGACAGGGAAACTTGTTGAACGGATTGCACCATCACTAGAAAAGAAACGAGAGCAGCGCAGTGCTGTTGTGAGAGAACAGAACAAGGTGAAGCGTGAGCGTGTTGCAACAAAAATGCAACCGTTGAAGGAAAGAAAGAAACGATAAGCGCAACGCCAACGCATCTTTGAGAAAGAAGCAGATCGCATCTGGGCTTTGTTCTTTCCGAATGGTACGACACGCAAACGACCACCGATCAAGTTGGTGTATTCAAGAAATGGTGGCGTGTCTGGTTTGTGGGATGGTTGGACAGTGCTAGTGCGAATCTCACGCCGTAGTCGTGGTGGTGCTAACGAGTGGGAAACACTGGCGCACGAATTGTGTCACGCTGTAGTTGGATCTCGTCATAGAGATAATGAAGGATCGCACGGTCGTACCTTCTACACAACATTGAAACCAGTGATAGAGAAGCGGTGGGGTGTGCGAATGGATTGGTCATTCATAAATGGGTACACGGACACATCTAAGTCGTGGGGGTACAAGGTTGATTGGGCGATGACTCGCCAACTACAAGATTCAGGCAAGGTCAGGTTTGAGTACGAGCCAGACGATCTGGGGGTTCGCTGATTCCCGTGCTGGTAAAGGCTCAAACAATATTTGCAATGGGTGTGCCAACACCCTAGATTTGTCTCATGGGGAAATACCCCAGATGTTCAAGAGGAGGACATACGAAATGGAATCAGAAAAGAAGTTCAAGCACCATCTAGTGCGCAAGCATAATCAGATTGGTAGCAAGACAATCAAGGTATTCAAGTTCAGTGACTTCGTTGCTGCAAAAATAATGTGCGATGAGTTGAATGCAAAAGCATTGGAAACAAATCCAGCGTTTCGTTTTGAGGTCATCACGATGGAGGTGAAGTGATGAACGCAACCGAAATTGTTGCCGATGCAATCGCTGAATATGGTCGCCCGTTGTGGGTCGCTCATGTTCCTAAACCAATCAGAGATGCTGTACCAGTTGAAACGCTGCGTGAACTTGTGCGTAGTGCCAAGTGGAGTACTGAAGGTGCAGCGAAGCGTGAAGCGTGGGGCGACCTCATGGTGTATTGCCGTGAGAATGTTTTTGAGTCTGTAACGGTGAACGATCTTGAGGAAGTGTGCGGACTGTCAATCCCTACTATCCGAAAGTTCATTACAGATCGCCCCGATATCTTTCGCAAGGTGCAGCGTGGGGTCTGGGAGATCCGTGACCCAGAAGCAGATCGCAAGGCTGGCAGATAACTCTGTTACACCCCTTGAGTAGAACTAGATCAAACAACAAACAGAGGAGAAGGAAAATGCAAGTACTACCGAAACAAAAACATGGAAGCAAAGAATGGCTGTTAGCACGATGGAAGGATGAGGACGGGAGATGTGTATTCGGTGCATCCGATGTTCCTGTACTGATGGGATCAAGCCCATACAAGACTCGTGGAGAATTGTTCGCAGACAAAGTGAACGAGCCAGTACCGAGTGAGGAAACTGCAGCGTTCAGACGAGGCAACCTTTTGGAGAAACCACTACTAGAGGAAGCGTCAAGGATTCTTGGCACAAACATATTCACACCTGATGTGATTTATCGTGACGGGCGTTTGTCTATCAGTCTGGATGGTGTTGATAATGAACAGAACCCATCGGTCGTTGTTGAGGCTAAGACTTCAACTAGGTACAGCATCTATAAGAGTGAGGATCTGCCAGACGAATGGCTATGGCAAGGTTGGGCACAGCAAGCAGTGCTTCAAGTGCCTGTATGGTTCGTGGTGTTGGATCGTGACCAGCGCATATCTGTAGTTGAGTTGCCAGATAATCCTGCAGCGATTGATGCACTACAAATTGAGACCGCCGTATTCGGTGGTTGGGTAGATGGTGAACCAATGGATGAGGACATCAACAACTTCAGTGCAGCCGATATTGCACGGATCTGGAAACCAACACCTACGAGTGTGGAACTCCCTGCGAGTGCAGTGGATTGGGCTAATCAACTGGAGGAGGCTCGTGTAATGGCGAAGCAGGCTGCAGACTCTGAATCCAAAGCGAAAGATGCTCTAGCCCAAATGATGTTGGGGAATGAGATCGGTACGGTTAATGGTGTGCAGTTGGTGACTTGGAAACAGCAGGCAGGTAAAGCCTCGCTAGACACTAAGCAGTTGCGTGTGGATCATCCAGAGTTAGTTAGTCAATATGAAAAACAAGGCGCACCATTCCGTGTGATGCGTGTAACGAAAGGCAAAGGAAAATGAGTGAGGAACTAAACACAGCACTACTTCGTGCAGTACTGGAACAGTACGCAACACCTGATCCAAAGATCGTGGGAACTATCCCTCGTAACGGAATTAATCTTGCGTATGTAAGTCATGCAGATATCACCAAGATTCTGATTGAGATAGATCCGTCATGGAGTTGGCAGCCTGTCGCATGGGATAATGGGAGACCAGCAATCCATGTTGAGAATGGAACGGCAGTGATGTGGGCATATCTCACACTGTTAGGCAAAACGATGGTTGGTGTTGGATCTGTTCGTGCAGATAAACAGGATCTAGACAAGGAACTAATCGGAGACTTCCTGCGAAATGCTGCAATGCGATTCGGTATTGCGTTGTCTCTCTGGTCAAAACAAGATTGGTCTGATAACACTACGATCACTAGCCTTCCTGCAGCACAAATGAAACGAGCAGAGGAAGCAAAGCCGTATGTGCAGAATCATCCTGCGAAGGGAGTTCCTTCACCTAAGGTCGTGCAAGATTTTGTGAACAACAGTGAACCAACACCAGAGGATATTGCAGAGATCGCTGCAGCGTTTGGTGCGACAGTAGTTGAGAACATCACACCTATATCAAGGGCGACTGTTTCTGGAGGCAAGGCATCTGAAAAGCAAAAAGGATTGATCAGCAAACTTGCGAAGGAAAAGGTGAACGGTGACTGCGTACCAGTGATGCAGGAACTATTTGGCAAGATCGCCGTAGGTGATCTGACTAGCAAAGAGGCATCAGGATTGATCAAGCATCTGATGGAGTTGCGTTGATGAGTGAACCTTTTGAGGAAATGGATTTAGCCAGAATCAAAATGATCAAAGTGTTCATGGATCTGGCTGCAGCATCTCGTGCTGTAGTCAGGTCTGATGGTACGGATCGTTTGTCTATAGAGGAACTACGCACAGCCCTGTACACATATAACGAATGGCTAGGTGAGGATGAAGCGTGATCACTGGCGTGAGGATGCTGTATGTGTAGGGCAACCGTTAGAAGTATTTTTCCCTCCAACACTGTCCGAGGATCGTTGGGATCTAGCAAAAGCAGTTTGCAATAAGTGTTCCGTCAAAAAAGAGTGCCTCAAGTTAGTGATTGGTCTCCCAGAGGATGACGATAGATGGGGTGTGTTCGGTGGTTTGTCACCAGCAGATCGGCGTGTAATGCGTGACAAAATCAAGCGAGGGGTTAAATGATTGCGATAGGGCAGAGTGCGTATCGTTGTATGTGTAAAGAACCAATACCAGAGAAACCGTTGTGCGGTGACAGAGGAGTTGAGGACGATGAGTGATGAAATCAGATTAGAGCGAACAGAGGTTGGTGGGTACATCACTTATGTTCCTCAAGGGCGTGTCATGTACACGATTGCAGAATATAAAAGGCTGCAAGATGATCGTGATCGTTGGCGTGATTTGTGCAAACTTTTTGACGACCACTACATATGTGAACAGTGTGATGAATCTGCAGCGACACGATTACAGAAGTGCGTGAACCCTTTACACAAGATTCATGATGAGTTCTGGAAGTGGGAGGATCAGCAAGATGGATGAGCGTAAAGGTGAATGTCAAGGGAATCAGGAGAAGTGCAACCTAGATGGATGCCCGAAGTTCGGCACTCTGGGTGTTGCTGGTCGTGATGGGAAACGCCGTATCAAGGGGTGTAGTGATCCTGCAGCCCGAGGAAAAAGGTCTCGGCAGAAGGGATTGAACAAACAGCGAACAGCACGGAAGCGTCTGGGTGTTGCACCTTCACATAAGTTCGGTGATGGTAA